CTTCTTACGTCTGTAACGAATTTGCCAAATACAACTGCTGATTTTGATTGCATTTCCTCAACAGAACTAGCCATATTTACCATCTCAGCACTAAATCTAAGTGCTTGAAATGCGACTATACCAGTAACAACATTTCTAACTGTATTACCTAAAGCAGAAAATGATTTTTGTTGATGTGCTACTGATTGTTGGACATTATCTTTTAGTTTGTTAACACCCTTAGTGGCTGACTGCATAGCCTTAGCAGTTTTATCTTTGGCTAGTATGTCTATGTTTACTTGTTTTGTTGCCACTATCTTCTAGCCCTTGCTAATCGTTCTTGTCTTTCTCTTTCGTCACTTTGTAAAGCATAATAAGCTATCCACATATTAAACTCACTAACTGACATTTGCAATATTTCAGAAACAGACTTATGAAGTTTTTCGGCTAACCCAAAAAGGTTATGAAGTTCTGGGTCATTCTTTAGTTTTTTTTATTCTCTTCAATATCATCGTTACCAGTACCCATAATTTTAGTAGCAACGTCAGCAATTACATTGGTATCAGCTTTGGTCTTAAATGCCAAAACATGAGAAGCATTAAACATTTTATCGCCATCTTTTGTTAAAGACTTCTCTATAATTACGTCAATCAAAACTATGAGGTCAGTACCAGAAGCACCCTTAAAAATTTTCTGTTTTTCAAGCATGTTAAAAGGTTTGCAGTAAATAGCTTTATCACCTACTAAACCCCACTCTGGCACTTCGATTATTTGAGTTTCTAATGTACTAAAATGCTCTTTAATACCATCAAAGTAGTCTATTTTTTCTGACATATCTTATACAGTACCTACAGTTAATGCACCAGTACCTTGGATTGAAACAGTTCTTGTTGTGATACCATCTAATGTAAGACCTATAGACATACCTGTAACAATGCCTGTTCCACTTAAACTTTCATCACCACTTGTATTACCCTCTGGCAAAAATATAAATGCCAAACTTGAACCAGTAGTTAATGATGCCTGCTCTGTGCTTGTTTCATCATAGTTCATATCAATACTAGCTGTAAATGTACCTCTACCAGCTATGTATGTCTTTGTAGCATCAGATAACTCTGTATCCTCTACTGTATCGTGTGTAGTATCTATTGTGAAACCTGTTACATTACCCATAGCTGTTCCTGCAACAGTTACAACGCCCTCTTTTCCGTGATGTGTAGCCATGTTTTACTCCTTATCTTTGATTTCTGATTTATCGCTTTTTTCGGCTTTATTTGCAACATTTTTCTTAGCTTCTTTGTAACCTAGCTTTTGAAAATGCTCCAAATTCTCTGCTGTAATGGTAATAGTATTTTTACCCTTAGTCATTTGTATATCTTTAGCCATTATGAATCTCCTCTAGTATATTCATAGAAAACCCTCGCTGTCATTCTAACACCCCCATAAGGGTATAATGTTCCCTCATCTGTTGATGCTTCGATAACTTGAGTATCTATAGCGTTTCCATTTCTGGTTACATCATTGTCTAATGTTTCTTCAATAACTTCAATTAATTGATTTCTAATTGTATCAATATTTGTATTTGTTCCTTTACCAAAAGCCACAATTAAAAAATCTATTGTGCCATTATAACTTCCAGAACCTGTGTCACCTATGCTTTGAACTTCCCTTGTCTCGTCACCACTTTGCACAAACATTGCAGGAAATTGAGCATCTGATAATTCTTCTACTTCAAAAGGCTCTCTAGTAATCTTTTTAAACTCGATAGGACTGCTTACAGCATCAAGTACAGTTATTATATTACTAGCTATGTCTTCTCTTTTGCTCATAATCTCATTTCTTTAAAATAAAATTTTGAAAACTCTGCTCTTAACTTATCTTCTTCTTTATCACCTATAGCAAAAAAAGGTCTTGTTATCTTTCTTCTGCCTACACCAAATGTGTCGTGATAACTTGCTATCTTTTCTCTTTCCTTGTTAGAAAAAAATAAAGTGCTTTTAAATCCTCTTGTTCTAAAGTCTAAACTTCTAAACATTTTGCCAGTATCAGTTAAATCTACAAAACCAGTCTGCCTACCCCTCTTTTTTCGCCCTCTGACAGTCGAACTTGCATAAGGTCGCATATTACCACCATCTGGTAACTTTCCGCTCTGTGTACGCTTTGTAATCATCAAAACAGCCATATTTGAAACTCTTTTTAAACCCTTATCAATAACTGACTTTTGTTTACGAGTTATATTTTTTAAAAAGTTTGTAACCTCAATACTATTTATCTTAGCTGATACTTCCATTATCTCACTAATCTAAGGCTGTGCAGGGCTTCTTTCTCGCTATCTGATATAGTGCCACCACCATCTTCATCATATTCGACACCATCTCTTAGAATAGCTTGAAACTCCTCTTCGTATCTATCCCTATAAAAGTCTATCTGTACTTGGAATGTATCTTTACCTTCACCTGTGTCTGGGTCACGCCATTTAGTTAAGATTGGATAAATATATTTCCATAAAGACAAATAAACTACTGATTGTGTCCATTGTGCATTTGTTAGCTTGCTATTAGTCATTTCAACAGAAGTTATTTTAGTAATATCCTTGTATCTGACTTGATGCCTATATCTTTCCCACCATTCTTCTCGAATACGTCTTAAAACATCATTTTCAGCAAATTGTAACTGGTCTGCAAAATCAGCAATGCCAAACCCTAAAATGTCTGGCTGTATCTTTTGTAAATCTGTGTTAGCTACTGCAAATTCTGTTGTTGCCATTATTTAGCTTTCTTTTTAGATTTTTTCTTTTTTTTAGGTGCTTCTGGTTGCCACTCTGGGTCACCACTAGGCTCTATCTTTGTTTCTACTGGCTTTGGCTTGCCCTCATAAACAGACCAACCTCTTTCAGCCCAAATCTTTTCATTAGGCTCATATTGTATTTTTAATCTTTCAATAATCTCGCCTTTTTTATTTATTAATTTAACAGTTTCCATTTTAACCCTCTTAGATAAAAAGGGAGGTTTCCCTCCCTAGTTAAATTAGTTTGCTAAGCTATCTGCTGTTAACTTAACTCCATAGCTGTCATGTAGTTCACCAACTCCATAAACTGCTGTAGCTACGATTTCATCTGCTCTTAGTGAAGCATCTCTTTGTGACTCTATCTTTAGGTCTTGCATCATTGCAACTCCTAAAGCATCTTGTGAGAATACACCACCAATAGAATCATCTGAGCCATCTACTGAAATGTTTGAAGATTCAAATATCTGAATACCTGCAATCTGCCCTACAAATCCTGCTCTCATAGCTTCGTTACCTAAGTCTGGAATATTAGATGTTCCTGCAAAAGTATTTGTTAATGCTTTCTTAACATTAAAGATTTGCTTTGGGTGGAATACACCATAGTAAGGTCCAGGGGCATTAGCTGACCTTAACTCAGTACCTGCTTCAAATAAATCTTGGATTGTTAACTCAGCACCTGCTCCAGGTCCTTTTTCTGTTGAGAAACCTGTAAATAGTGCAGATAAATCAGCGTCCATCTTTCTGGCTATGGCTTCACCAAATAACCTACCAATATCCCCTGCAACATTTCTTGATGCTGAGTTTCTAGCTAGGTCTGTTAGTGTTGTCATGATACCTACTTCAGAAGCTGTAATAGTTACTGAACTTGGGTTTACTGCTGTGTTTGATAAATCTGTTGCTTCTGCTACTGCTGAGGCTGATACAGTTGAGTATATTGGTACTTCTACTGATTTTCCACCACCTACAATAGTATAGTTGCGGACAAGATTTCTCATAATTGACTGTTCGCTTGCCACAAATAATGCTTCAGCGACTATCTCGGTATATAGTTCCGAAATGGTGGTTGAGGTTGTTTCATTAGCCATTTTTTAACTCCTTATAAATATAGCCATTTAATTATTAATTACTATCCTTCTTGATTGGGAATCTCTTTGCTTTCTGTATTCAGCATACTTCTTCCTATCATTAGGATTAGTCATATCTAAATCACTCAAATTTAAAGGTTTATTGAGTTCTGTCCTATCCACATTTGACACAGAGCCAGAGCCACTAGGAGTAGCACTAACAAAGTGCGGGTTATGTGTTAAAAACTCCTGTACTAACTCGTCAGTTGACAAAAGTTCCCCATTGCTATTGTACCTTGGTAATCCCTTAGAATCAAGTATTTCTACATTTCCACTTTCATTTAGCTTAATTTGTGGCTGTAAAAGGCTTACAACTTGGTCTGGATTAATGGCTTTGTTCTTAGATGCAGAAGATAATAATGATTTATTTATCTTAATATCTTTTAATTGGCTCTCTAAGTTTGACCTTTCTTTGTGCCATTCTTGGGTCTTATTTTTAAGTATTTCCTCAAACTCGCCCTTTTGAATCTTTTGCTTTTCTTCTAATTCTTTTTGAGTTTTGACAGCATTAACAGCTATGTCTATATCCTCTACACCAAGTTTTTTATACATTTGGCTTCTTTCCTGTGCTAATCGCTTTTTAATCATTTCAGCTACTTGGTCTTGTGAATATTTATTTTCAACTTTAACTTCCTCAACTTCTGTAGTTGGTTCTGTCGTATCAGTAGTTTGTTCTACTTGGTTTTCTTCCATTTTATATCTCCTTAGTTGGATAGTATCCTTATAACAAATTTTTTCTTAAATTGCTATAAGTCTTGGTTTTCTGGCTCAACCCAGTCATAATTACCCTGTTTTTGTGCTATTTCTGGTAATCTTAAAGATAAACCCTCAAGCAACCATGCAAATCTATCTAATTCGTTTTCGGATATATTGCTTTCAATTTCTTTAAATCGCTTATAATCTTGTAGGGTTAAATCTCTTGATAATCCTAATATTTCACTTGCTTCGTCAAATAACTTACTCATAAAACTTTCTCATTTAAAAATTTTAAAAAATTGGGGTCAACTAATTCTGTTTTTCCTAACTCATACAAACTAAAATTTTCAGCAAACCATTCATATTTATTTTGTTCAGCATATGTAGTTGAACTACCTCCTCTAAATCTTCTTAATTTTTTTAGGTCTGCTTCAACTTGTGGTAAATAATAATCACCTGCATTTTTTACAAATTTTTGTTGATGGATATGATGTCCAAACTCATGATAAAAGGTACTTCTAATTTTATCTAATTTATCCTCAAAAAATGAATCTGCTGTAAATGGTCTATCATAAAGGCTGTCTCCTTTTTTCCATTTTGTAACTTCAGTACCAGTTCTTTCTAAAATGTTATGCCTTACATTTAAATTTAAAACACCATCACCCATTGAAGCTATTGCCTTTTTTTCAAGGTTAACACCTCTTAATTTTGGCACATCATATTTTATAGCCAATTCATCTAACTCTTGCAGTAATGCTTCTATGACTCCATAATCTTTTTCTGACCATTCGAAGTTCCTTTTACCTCCAGAACTATTCTCAATTATGGCTACACCAATATTAGGTAAATTGTTTCTTCTACGTTCTAAATTTTCATAGAATTTTAAAACTTCTTTATTATTTGCATCTCTTGGATATCTTTCATCTTTTGCATTTTCTTTAAATTGTTTGTTTAATTTATTAGTTAAAAATTGTATTGAAACTGGTTTTATATCATCCAATTTAATTTTATTTGTTAATGATGAAACATTTATAGTTTCTTGCTCTTCTTCTGGCTGTTCTGGAATTTCATCTATTGTTTCATCTATTGTGGGTATCCAAGTATGTCTACATCTATAGCCACCTCTAACTATAAAAGGGTCTCCAGTTGATTTACCTGCCCAACCTTGAGTATTCCATATTTCTCTTATTTGCTCTTCTGTAAGAACCCTATTCAGCATCCTCTGGCAAAATTCTCGGCTATCTCTTACTAATGTTCCTGTGTAGGTAAATTTATCTATTCCTGCTTCTTTGGCTTTAGCTACTGTAAATTGCCCGTGAAACTGCATAACTGAATCATGAGCTATTTGCCCTGCATATCTTCTAAGGTTGTTTCCTGCCCTGTCTGAGGCGTATTGTGTGTGTAATTTCCTTATTGCTTCGTCTACTTGAGCTTTTTTGCTTACATCAAACTTATTTTCATTAACAAAATCCACTAATTCATTAATTTCAGTTACATTTGACTGTTTATAAACCCCATTAATATGAGACCTAATATTACTTACCATGTCTTCAAATGGTCTACCTGCTATTGCACTTTGATAAACCTCATCATTAATAACTTTTAAAAATCTTTCAGCTATATCCTCAAAGCCACTAAATGACTGAAATTTTAGAGCATTTATAGTCTGCAAATCAACTTCTGTAAGGCTTTTAAACTTTTTAGGTATTTTAAGCTCACCAAAGTTATCAAGAACTTCTTTAGCTATTTTATTGTATTCTTCATTAATAAGAATATCAGCTTCATTAAGAAAGTTATCTTCTATTGCTTTCCTAATCTGTGGCTGTAGCTGTATGGCTAGTCTCTGGCTTACTAACTGCCCTTTGGTAGCCCTTGTAACCTCTTTGACAACGTCATTTTCAAGATTATATAAAACATTTAATAATCTTTCTTCATGTTGGTCAGCTAATTTTTCTAATATTCTGGACATTTTTTATAATGGAAAGTCTTTTTTCCATGCCCTTATAGACCAATATGCAGGGCTTAATGTCTTTTGCCCTTTTACTTCTTTTAAAACACCGCCCATACGAGCTAGAAAAGATTTTTGCCTTGCAGGTATATTCTTCTTAATAGACATACCTCTAGCACCAAATGTAACCTTTTTAACATTACCAGTAGATTTGTTTTTGACATATACACCAAACTTTTTACGCTTAGATTCCTCTGTAGATAGCCTAAAAGGTTTATTTAATTTAACTTCTCTACCTCGATACTTCGCCATCTTCTTTCCTATTGTCTAGTCTTTCGTTAATAATTAAACCACAAACAACACATTTAAAAACATCTTTTAAGTCAGTTTCTTGAGCATGAGATTTACATTTAGGACATAATTTAAAATCATTCATTCTTATCTTGCAAAATAAGTTCAAACCCTGCGGAAATAGCAGAAGTTGCACTAGCTTTGCCCTGTAACTCAATGTCTGTTTTTTCTTCTATCTTTACTGGCACAATATAATTTTTTTCTATAAATCCGCCTCTAGTTGTAACAAAGGCTTTAGTATTCCAAACATTACCATTAGATATTTCTTTTGTTATAAACCTTATTTCATTTTCTAAATCTTTAGAGCTTCCCACGTCTATCTGCATAAGATAAGCAACATAGTTTCTAGGAACTGTATAAACACACATTAATGTTTGACCATAAGTAGCTGTTATCTTGGCTACTGTAGTTGATGAAACTGTTATAGTTATATCTCCAACATTAGCATCACCAG